TCACTAAAAAGCAAAAGGACTATGAGCGCTCCTGGGCAGCAATGCAATCAATACTGCAGGATGGGACATGCTAATGAATCAGCTGTTGAGTTCTCACTGATAGAAACGAAATTCAATGCCATAGTCAAAAAACTAAAAGAAACACCGGTAAGCTCAAGTGAGTGGGACCAGCTTGTAAAAGACTATACCCAAATAGCTTTTAAGTTTTGTCGATGCTCCGGATCAACAATTTGTACAATAGATAACATTAACTACTAATAATTTAAAATTATGATTCAAAAATCAAAATCAAAGACTTGGGTAGATGAAACGGGAATGACTATTCCGTTCAGTCGTATCAACAAAGTGGAGCGTCTCATGGAGCGCGAATCTGCATCCCTATTGCGTGATGCAAAAAACATTAATAGCAAGCTGACGGACTATAAGAAGTCCATGCAGGCCATTTGTAAGAACGTCTATGAGGAATTTATGACCTCAAAGGGTGGTAACGTGGAATCAAAAGGGAACTTTACATGGTTCAGCTTTGACAGATCAATAAAGGTAGAAGTGGCCGTGTCTGAACGTGTTACGTTTGATGATCTTACCATCAAAGTTGCCCAGGAGCGACTCAACCAATTTCTTAGTGAGACGGTAGATTCTAAATTTGATTTTGTAAAGGATCTAGTTCAGGAAGCTTTTTCCACCTCACGCGGTAAGTTGGATGCAAAGAAGGTCATGAGTCTACTTAAGTATCGTGAAAGAATTAACCACCCTCTTTTTCATGAAGCAGCTACACTCATTGAGCAGAGCATACGCCGTCCTGACCAAAAGACCTATTTCCGTATCTGGGAAAAGGATGAGCTTGGAGAGTATAAGGTCATTGAACTTAATTTTTCAAATATCTGATTTATGGGACTATCTCTTAAAAAAATAGACTCCTGTCTTGACTGCAGACAATGCGAAAAGCATTATACTCGAAATGGGCATACAATTTTATATTGTAATAAATCTGATATCCTTATCGGGCGTTTTTTAAAAGATTCAAAAGATATTTATAAGTTAGTCATCCCAGAGTCCTGCAAAAATGATAATAGCAATTGATTTTGATGGAACCATTGTCCGGGGTAAATATCCGGATATCGACGGTTTGCAGCCTTACGCCAAGCAAGTCATTAATGAGCTTATTTCAGAAGGTCATTATGTGATCATATGGACATGCAGGACAGGAGAAAAGCTTGTTGAAGCTGTTAACTATCTGCTTGAGCAAGGTGTAAAGTTCAACCGTATCAACGATCATGAGCCTGTAAATGCTTCAAGATATGTAGGAATCGGTAGAAAGATATATGCTCATTGCTATATTGATGATAAGAATATCTTTGGCTTTCCCGGTTGGAAGGAGTGTGAAAAGGAAATTCAGCGTCTGGAAACTGAATATAAAGCTGCACACTGATGGACTTTGAATGCCTATCCGGACTACCAGCCATCGTGCAGTTAAAAGTGCTGTTGTCGGCGCTTGAGACTGCCACGACGGATACTGTCAAGGCAAGGCGAATCTTTAATGAAACATCCTCTCGCGATGCACTGAAATTCCTGCAGGAACATGAGAATGATGCCATAATTATCAAGGATAAAATTGAACAACTTTTTTACAAACAAATAAAATGATTAACGAAGCATTAATGTATTTTCTGTTCGGGGCCTGTTTGATGCTTGTCATAAGAAATGCAGGCCTGCATATGATGAACAGAAGACTTAAAAAGAAGCTTGAGCAAAAAGAGTCAGAAACAAAATAATACATACAATCATGAATAAACAATATTTTATATCCATCATTACCTATCAGACTATGAATAAGCTGGATGAGCAGCTTCAGCGGATTCTTGTTGATGAATTTCAGCATAGGCTTATTGATAATGAGAATATCCCTTTGATTAAAGAGAGCTTTTATAAGGTCTGCACGGAGTACAAAAACGCAGGTGGTAAAGCCGTTGTAGAGTTCAAGGACTTCGTGTCATATGCATCAGATATATATTTTAGAGCACAAGTTGGCAAGGGTGACAGGACCTGCATGTATATTGACCTTACAGCGACCAGGGGTAAGGTATTATAAAAAAAGCCCCTCACGTTCGAAAACGATCAGAGCTTATTTGCCGGTGGTTCTGCAAATATATGAAAGTTTTCGATACATGGCATACACTAAGAAATATTTGTTAAAAAAAATAATAGAAATACAAACGATAGTGCTACGCGAAAAACCGCGGGGTACATCCCAAGTGTGGATTTATCGCAATTTGATTGCAGATATTTATCATATTTCTGAGAGTACTTTTAATAACTATCTTGCCATCAATGCAAAGCGTGAACTGGAAATTCTTGAACGTTCACAGCGCGAGAGAGAAAAGCAAAAACAGTTGGATTTGTTCCAGTAAAAGAAAGGCCCCGTTTGTGGGCCTTTCTTTTTATATGTCAAAACAGTCCACAAACTGTGCCTGGTAAGTGATACGATAAACACGAAGACCGTCACTCCTCTTTTCCGGTGCTGCTGATGTACGCGTCAGCGGGTCAAAGCTCCCGTTATTATCCCATCCCTGAAGGGACAGGTGTATATCCCTGATCATATCCAGTGCGGCTAACGCCTCTGATCGTTGTGGAGATTTGGTGCTTGTCTTTCCAAGTCCATTGTGGGCAATCCTTAAGGTTATGGTCGCCGTCACTTGCTGGTTCTGTCCATCGGTGTCCTTGCAATTTCCATATGCAACATCGACCAGGCAACAGGGTAAAGCGACGCCTGGCCTTTCGGCTGGCGTAAACTGTCCAAAATCAATGTCTATAGTTTTTAAAGCCGGAATATCCGTATCCAGTTTGTCACAGATATCCATGATAAGTTGTTTGTCCATTTTAAAGGATGATTAAACGGTTATAAAATACTTTTTAAATAGTCTTCAATACGCGCATACAGCCGAAAGGCAAGTTCTTTGGCCGGCCCCATGAACTGCCTTTGTGGGACGTTAGCCTGTTTTGTGAATCCTTTGACAGATTGAGGTCCTCCGGGAAGCGTCCAGTCATGAGCCGCAATCACTTTCCCATTTCTGGAATATTGTGGTACCTCGACGGTACGACTTTTTGTTACCCTGGTGAAAGGTGCCACCTGAACCGGACCGTTGAACCCTTCATTATGAGCCTTGGCGTATGGCGCCTTTTTTACTCCGGCTGATATGATAACCTTCTCCCTGGATATGAGTGAGGGCTCTATGCTGTTGACAAGAGCGCCACTGTCTACTAATAGCGACCCATTTGTACGTGGGTTCTTTGCCGGTTCCCACGGGTTACCATCAAAAGACTTCTTATCAAAAGACTCCTTGAAGTATTCGACAGCCGTTTCAGCAACAATGTCCGGCACTGCATCGGCTATCTTTTCCGGCAGGTCGTGAAAATATTGTCCAAGGTCTTCAAAGGTCATGGCTTTCTGAAGATTAAAAGACCGGCACGAAGCAGCATAGCGCTCTTGTTTTCCTTTACTTTGAAAATATCTTTTATACGGTATATAATACCTTCACTTACTTCAGCCGTGACAGCAATAGTAGCATCCTGATAATACTTCAGGTACACAACAGTGTCCAGTCCTTTTACGGCCTGAATCCACGCTTCATCGGGAGACTCAAGACATGACTGTGCTGAGGTAAGAAGTTTCTGCTGCTCAGCATCGGGTGTCAAGTCAAATAGAATGCTCCTTTTTTTATGATCTGTCATGAATAGACTATCACCTTCTTTCTTTAAAGTTTTCTCAAAATCGGATAAGGTTCCTTCAAAGGGTGTGAGCATAACGTCAGCCTTTGCTCTGTTCTGTTGATAAGTACCAAGATTATACGTTTGATAGTTGATGTCCTTAAGTAGTTTCCCTGCCTGAGCGGGGAACTTCTTGATATACATCTGGTCTTCGTCAAAGACTTCAGGGGTTAATGCTCTATTGACACCAAAGCCCTGACTTTCGTTCATTTTCCACTCTGCAGTCTCAAAATAAGCGTCTACCCTTGCTTTCATTTCATCCATGTCGATATCTTTAACCTCGTGTGCCATACGTGGAATGACGTAGCATCTACATTTCCATCCATTTGGAGGCCATATCTTCAACCAACGCGGGTCAATGGCAAGAAGTATGATTCCATTAAGTTTGGCATGTTCCGGTCGTACCTTATCATCTCCGACGGTTCTATACTCCCAGTAAGGAAATAGGTTTGTTTTCTTTTGAAGACGCTGGTAGTTACTCGTTGAGCTTGCTATCAGGTTGGCTGTCTGCCACTCCGTTTTTTGCCACTTCTTATTGAAGGTATCAGAAACTTCTCTGGCCTTTTTATAGAAATCTTCAAAAGAAATGCTTTCCCTGTACAGCCTGTTAAGTTCTGTTATTTCGGCCAGTGTCTTTGCCCCTGAGAAACGGAACATATTAAGCTCCATGGCTGTCTTGTATGCATCACTCTCATAAACATAGGTAAAGTCAAGGTCAAGAAGATTTATTGTCTTATTGTCCAGGCCGCCTATCAGGTCTTGAGATATATAGTCAAAAAGTTCAACATCAAAGTTTGTTGCACCGGCAATGCGTGAAATGACACTGTCAGACAGGTCATCATCCTTCAGCGTGAGGTGAGTGCCAGTCCACTTCGCCCCGGTCATTGCTGCCGGGGCCACTGCGAAAAAATCAAACAGCCTCAAAAATAAATTACGATCATCATTATTGAGCTTTTCTGTTTTTTTCGTCCTGGCTTTTACCGGAGGGTTACCGTCACCCGGCTTTTTTGGATCATCTACAGGGTCTGCCTCTTCACCTGGTAACGGGTCCTTTTCCGGTTCCGGTACCGGTGCTTTTTCACCTCCTTTTCTGGCAATAGTTTCTCCATCCGTTGGTATAGGCAGGGAGTATTTATCATGCAGGAATTTGGATGGTATATCTATGATCTCACAAAGTGCAACAATGTCCGATACTGTCAACTGCTCAGCTGATTCAGGAAAAACGAAACGTCCGCCTTTAACCTTAAATCCACGTTTTTCAAGCAGTGGAAGTACTGAGTAGTTAAGAACACGTTGAACAAAACGCATATCAGAACGGTTCTTGCCTTCCTCTACTTGTTTGTGAACCTCGCCAAGTGATCTGGCACCTTTATCACCCTGCAGGGTTGTCATTGTCTGACCAAGGCATGTGATAAGCATCTCCTCATTACAAGCCTTACGGAAGTCATTGTATGAGGTGCCGCTTGAACCATTACCGGTGTTATTGACTGTTTCAACATCCGTTTCTTTTGGTATCACGCACC